TGTCGGTAAAACAAATGAAACATCTTTACAAGAACAGGCAAATCTTGAAGCTCACGCTGAAATGAAGAAAAAGCTAGAACGTGGTTACTTTTCTAAAATTGAAGACATCGATTCTTTTGAAAAAGTTAAGCCGATGCTTGCAGCAAAGTATGAGAATGCTAAACTTAATTGGGATAAAGAAGTGTACTTTTCTCAGCCTAAACTAGACGGCATTCGTTGTGTTGCTCGTAAGGATGGCCTATGGACACGTCAAGGTAAAGAGATTGTTTCTGTACCGCATATTATGGATGATCTAAAAGAGTTCTTTGACGTTTATCCAGATGCAATTCTAGATGGCGAACTATACAATCATGATTTGCGCGATGACTTTAACAAGATTACATCTCTTGTTCGCAAGACAAAGCCAACACAGGCAGATATTAAAGAAGCTGCAACGTTAGTACAATATCATGTCTATGATTTAGTTCGTTCTGATAAGATGGTTTTTGGTGATCGTATTACTAAACTTTCTGTTGAGTCCACTTTTGGCTACTCAATTAGAATAGTAAAAACCAATCGTGTTAATAACCAAGAAGAGATAGATAACCTTTATGGTGATTACTTACAAGATGGTTTCGAAGGTCAAATGATTCGTTTGGATAAAAAGTACGAAGAAAATAAACGTTCTAAATCTTTATTGAAACGAAAAGAATTTTTAACTGACGAGTTTAAAGTAGTTAGCGTTGAAGAAGGTAAAGGCAACTGGTCTGGTCATATTAAACGCTTTGTATTAGAACTTGCTGATGGTACACAATTTGGTGCAGGCGTCCGTGGTACTCAAGAAGTTATGAAAGCTTTGTTTGAAAGTAATGAGAAACCTAATTGGGCAACCTTGCGTTATTTCACCCCAACACCAGATGGTATTCCGCGCTTTCCAGTTGTAATTGACTGGGGTGTTGGCCAACGAGAAGATTAAGGAGAGACATGGATAACAGAATAGATAAGATTTATCAAAAAGAACTAAAGCGTCAGCAAACTACCATTGAGCTTATTGCTAGTGAAAACTTTGCAAGTGACGATGTAATGAAGCTGTGTGGGTCTGAGTTTACCAATAAGTACGCAGAAGGGTATCCTGGTAAGCGTTACTATAATGGATGTGAACACATGGATGAGATTGAGCAGCTAGCGATTGATCAACTTAAAGAAATCTATGGGTGTAACTTTGCTAATGTTCAGCCTCATTCTGGTGCTAACGCAAACGCAGCAGTATTTCAAGCATTTCTAAAACCAGGTGATACTATTCTTGGCATGGATCTTGCTAGTGGTGGACATTTATCTCACGGCGCACCAGTTAACATGTCTGGCAAAAACTATAACGCGGTAAGTTATGGTGTAGATCCAGAGTGTGGATGGATTAGTATGAAAGAAGTTGAGCGATTAGCGTTAGAGCACAAACCAAAACTAATTATTGCAGGTGCTTCAGCTTATCCACGACAAATTCGTTGGGAAAAATTCCGTGAGATTGCTGACAAAGTAGGCGCTTATCTTATGGTTGATATGGCGCACTATGCCGGTCTAGTAGCAGGTGGTGTTTATGATAGTCCCATTCCGTATGCGGATGTAGTTACATCAACTACACATAAAACACTCCGCGGTCCACGAGGTGGTATCATCCTTTGGAATAACGAAGAATACACGCGTAAAATTAATAGTGCTATCTTCCCAGGTACTCAAGGTGGTCCTTTAATGAATATCATCGCGGGCAAAGCTCAAGCATTCGTTGAAGCTAACACTGCTGATTTTAAAGCATATGCTGAAGCGGTAGTACGCAACGCGAAAGCAATGTGTGATGTATTGCGCCAAAGAAACATGACTGTTCAGACAGGTGGAACAGATAGTCATATAATTCTAGTTGATCTAAAGAATAGTAAATATAGTGGCCGAGAAGCTGCCGACTTACTTGAAGAAAATGGAATTACTGTAAACAAAAATGGTATTCCAAATGATCCTCGCAACTTCGTAGAGACAAGTGGTATTCGTATTGGTACCGCAGCTGAAACTACACGCGGTCACGATGAAATGTGGTTTAGACAGCTAGCGCATAGAATCGCGGATCTGTTGGAATAATGTGGTCTATATGGGCAAAAGCATTAGGCAGCAAAGCATTTGATGATAATGATAAAGCTGACAAGGTAGCGGTTGTAAGGACCGCTATCGTTGTCTTTGAAATAATTGTTGGCATTTTTATTATCTTAAATGCTATTGCTAACCATGGATTGGGACTCATAGGTCTTGCATAAATATCTCCAAACATTAATGGAGATGCTCATGTGGACTTATAATGGAAAGGAATTTACTTCTGAAGATATCGGTGATTATGTTGGATTTGTTTATCTAATCACCGATCTTTCAAATCAAAAGAAATATGTTGGTAAAAAGATATTTCAATCTAAAAGAAAACTGAAACCTTTGAAGGGGAAAACCCGGAGACGTACAAAAATTGTAGAATCTGATTGGCAAACTTATTATGGATCTTCTGATGAAGTTAAAGCACTTGTCGAAGAACATGGTCCAAATAATTTTAAAAGAGAGATTCTACATCTATGTGAAAGCAAAGGTGTAATGTCATACCTTGAATTAAAAGAACAAATGGATCGTGAAGTTCTACTTAATGATGAATATTACAATGGTATCATTCAAGTAAAGATTCACAGAAGCCATGTAAGATCATTGAGGAGCGACAATGCCAGTTGAATTAATGTTTTTGGTTGACAGCTATAGTGAATGATGATAGTATAGATCTATAAACTCAAATGGAGAATATTATGAATATAACTCGCAAAAGTGCAATCACAGGTAAAGTTCGTACACGAAATATTTCTGTAAGGCCAGAAGATCTTGCGTTGTATGAAGCTGGCGCAATTTCTATTTCTGAAGCTATGCCATATCTCAACTCAGCAGATCGTGAGTTTATTCTCTGTGGTGTTACTCTTAATGAATGGAAGGATGCCTTCTCTCGTGAACTGCAGGCTATTGTAAATGATCGTATTGTTTAATGGGCCTCCTGGGTCCGGAAAAGATCACGCAGCAGATTATTACAAGAGATTAGGTTTTAAACATCTCTCGTTTAAATTCCAACTTTATAATGAAGTTGTTAAGTACTTTAAAGTTGATAAAGATTGGTTCATGGAAAGATATAATAACCGAGCAGTTAAAGAGGTTCCATCTCCTTTGCTTGGTAATATGTCTTGTCGTGAAGCAATGATCTATGTTTCTGAGAAGGTCATCAAGCCAAAGAAAGGTTTAGACTATTTTGGCAATATGGTTGCCAGAGAAATTGACTTGAGTAAAAACTATGCAATCTCAGATGGAGGATTTATACATGAGTTAATCCCAGTATTAGAAAAGGTCGGAAACGATAATTTTGTTTTGGTACAAATTACGCGTGAAGATCATGATTTTTCTTCTGACTCTCGTCGGTACTTTAAAGGTAACAATCCACATTACGAATATGTTCTTGGAAAGAGAACACCCATTGATGAGGCATTTGTACTTTCACCTGGGTTTAGTGTAAAAACATTTAGAATACATAACAACTCTACTATAAAAGATTTTGAAAGTGCTTTACGAGATATCTACAGCAAAATAAATATGAATGTGAAAGGAAATATATTATGAACGATACACAATTCAACAAAGAATATATCATCAATATGCTGCATGAAAAAGTATGCAAAGTTGTCTTTACTAAGGCAAACGGTGATACTCGTGTAATGCATGCAACTCTTAAATCTGACTTGTTGCCACAGAAAGAGCAAGTAGATCTTAAAGAAGAAACCAAACAACGAAAAGAAAATCCTAACGTGTTGGCTGTCTATGATGTAGATGCATCTGGATGGCGTTCATTCCGTTGGGATTCATTGAAAGATTTTAGCACGGAGTATAATGTATGAGCATGATTTATAAAGGCGATGTAGTAGAAACTGAATTATCCGCCAACTCAAATGGTGGAACTGAGATGATGCGTTCTCGCCTTTTGAATAATGTCGATAAAGGACTACTAGAGAATGTAGCAGTACACTTCTCTCGTCCTCGAGATATCCCTAAAGATGTAAAGAATATCATGTACTGTCATGATCTTGCAGAAGACCCAGAGAACCAAGTGCTTTTAGATAATGGATGGAAACAGTTCGATCATTTTGTTTTTGTGACTTCATGGCAACGTGACCAATACATTCGTCTATTTGATATTCCATATTCTAAATGTTCTGTTATTCCTAATGCTATTGAAAAGCGTTATGAAGCGGAAGAAAAGAATACAGAAACTATTCGTTTCATTTACCACACGACACCACACCGTGGTCTAGAACTTTTAGTTCCAGTTTTTGACGCACTATCACGTGAATATGATAACATTCATCTAGATGTATATTCTTCATTTAGTATTTACGGATGGGAATCTCGTGATGAACCATACAAGGAAATCTTTAAACAAATTGAAGAGCATCCTAAAATGACTTATCATGGTGCCGTACCTAATAAAGAAGTACTTGAAGCTCTAGATAAAGCACACATTTTCTTGTATCCAAACATTTGGAAAGAAACATCGTGCATTGCATTGATTGAAGCAATTAGAAGCGGTCTTGTGTGTATCCATCCAAACTACGGTGGTCTACCTGAAACTGCGGCAAACGCCACAATCATGTATGATTTTGATGAGGATGCAACTCGACATGCTAACCTAGCATATTCTATTACTAAGAGTGTACTAGAGCATCAAAAGAACAATTCAATGTTCATCAATCGCTTTACGCGCTCGGATAGATTTGGATTGGCTCCTAATGATATTAACACATTTAGTAATCTCTGGTCTAAACTTTTGCGCCAGATTCAA